CGGAGGCAAGGAGAAGCTTGAGATGCTTCAGCGTATTCTTCGCGTTACCGTTGGCAAGTCGGACAAGTCCCTAGAGGAAAAATCGGATCTGATTCATACGATTGATACAGTAATCCCGATGGTTGTTCAGGCCGCTGTTATGGCTTCCAAGAGCCCGATTCTTGGACAGGTTCAGGCAACCTGTATTGGTTGCTGGACGAAGAAGTGAATCTCTCCAGGACCCAACTCCTCAGACCACACCCGAGGTGACTCTGAATACACCGTTACGCGCGCAAACTCTGCGTGATAGCCTCGTGAGAAGACGTTGACAGTACACTCCGATTCTGAGTAGTGAATGTGATCGGTATCGGATGTGAACTTGGTGAGAACCTTCCGAACTGTATCATACCGACTGAACCCGAGGTAAATAAACCTTGTTTCGTATGTTACACCGCCCTTCTTTGCCCACTCTTCCGGAATCGTGGACAGGATTTGGATCTCCATTTACTGAATTGCTACGCCGTTCGCGAAAATGATACGTTTTAGCTCCTCCTCATCGTGAAGTGCGGCATTCAGCTTGTCTACTCCACGCCGAATCGCTGACTCAATTCCATCCCACTTGTCGGCAGTGTTCATATACTTGGTGTGACGCGTTGTCCGGTCCGGGAACCGCTCAATCAATTCAGATTCCTTCGCGTCATACAGGTTCATGTAGCAGCGCAGCTGAAGCTCATCATACAACGGAACCTGCGGCCACAGACGTGTGCGGTCCTTGGAATCTACAATGCGACTCTCTGCTGCGACATAGCCGTCACACCGACCCACCAGCTTGAAGGTCCCAAAGTCCTTCTTGATCGTCTTTGTGTTCCGCTCCGTCACCTTGACATCCTTGGCCGCCTCGTAGGTGTCTAGGATCGCCTCCTCGTTCTTTAGACCACGCTGCTTAGACACCGCACCGCGCACCTCCTGGACCAATCGTGCCCGAAGTTCCTTGGGGTACGTATCCTTGCGTAGATCTAGGACCAGACCGGCCTGTAGCTCAACTTCTCCAAGAACAGCCTGTACATTGGTCGTCTGCTGAGCAGCCTTGATGCCGGATTGGACAATGTCCATGATGGGCCATTCGCGAAGAATCTCATTCACCAGCTTGGAATACGGACGAAGATTATACTCCTTTTCAATCTCGGCAACGCGAGTCTTTGCGACAAGATCCTTACAGAGAAGCTCGTAGGCAATCTCAGTAGGGTCCTGATACTTGTGGAGTCCGATAAAACCCGCTACCTTAGAGGCGGAGATTTCGGGGATCATTTTGAGTATGTTATGGAGTCCTACTCCGCATAGGATACGTTTTACAAACCCATTCCGTAAAACGTGGCCGCGGCAAAGACAATGGAGTGAACGATTAAGCCCCAGTTTGTCGGGCAGCCTGCCGGAGAGGCAATCTTGCCTAAGAGTCCCATACTAACCTTATCAACCAACTGGTAGACGAAGGGATGGGAGATGATGAAGAACATCAGTCCTGCGGTGAGAGCGGCCTTCAATTTGATGTTCATTTAGTCTTTACGAGGAAAAACTCTTCTGCATGCGGCTGATGGCATCCAACCATCCCGGAATACCATTTAGCACATTCGCAATCGCCAGCGAGTCACCTGTGACGGGATTTGAGTCTATTGTGTGGCCTTCACACACAAGAACAATCGCTGTGATCATAAGTGCCTGGCGAGTTTTGGCGTCCGCAGGCGACCAACGAAGACCATACATTCTATAAAGCACGTCAATATACTCCCGCGCAGCAGGCTGTGTCTGTTTTTGAATCGCGTCCCAGAAGATCCAGGCAACGTGATTTCCATGTGCCACAGATACGTATTCATCAGACCTATTCGCAAAGATAAGTGGCTGCTTCGTCTGCTTCTTGTGTTCGCGAGCAAACGCATACACCCACGACATCCAGTATAGAGCCCTGGTCACATCGCGGACATCCTGACGGAGGCAGTACACGAATTCGTTCATCGGAACTGCGACTGTCATCGGGTCATCGCGTCTCAGTACCAACCGGCCAAACAGAGTAGAGGGTGCCTTCAAAGACTCCTGAATGGTAACTGGATCAAAGTCGTGAAGCGGTTTGATGGTGGGCAAACTAGGTAGTTTGTTCTTGCGACACATTGAGATAGCAGCAGCAGCGGAACAGATCATCTGACGCACATCCATATTGTTGCGGATCGTCGTCATCTCACGAACGGCATATCGGTATTCAATAGAGGCATACCTCTCATACGCTGCGGCCAAGTAGAGAAAAACGCGTGGCTGAGCCCGATTGACGTGAAGTGCGGCTCCCTCAAAAAGAGCCATCCAAAGGGTATGAACCAATCCAGAGCACAATAGCTCTAACGACCAATAGCAAGCGTAATCTGCGTGTCCGAGCTGGATATTTTGAAGGAGAACCTTCACAACATGTGCTCGTGGATGTCCACAGAATGTGGCTTTTTGAAAGTCTGCGACAGTTCTTGGATCCGTGATCTCCATTGATGTTTTCGTAGATTGTTGATATCAATGTCTACCGCACAAGACGTATAGTCTGGGTTGGCAATTCGGGCTTCCGGAATACCTTGGGGTAGAGCACCATCACCGCATAAATCAGGCTTGATATGATCGCGAGATTGAGAAGAACATCCAGCCACGACCAAGGGCTGACAACGGTCTCGGTTTGGCGATCGCGACGTTCCATGTTGATGGCATTCTTGACCTTCCCAAGCTGTTTCGTAAATGTATCTACCGAGTACTTGAATTCGTCCTTGAGCGACAACACCTTGTCCTTGAGGCCTGTTACAACCTCCACTGTTTTGCGTTGATTGTTGTATTGGTTGAGAGCCGAGTCGCGGTTCGTCTTGTACCTGTTCACAAGGGGATCTACTTCTGCCTTGGAGATTCTGGACTTCTCCTCCTCCTTCCATGCGTCGCCCTTCAGCAGAGTATAGTAGAGCGTGCGAGCCTGCTGATACGCATCGGGCGCGGTGTCTCGCGCATTCTCAGCCGACTGAAGCGATGTGAATGCGTCGGTGAGCTTCTGCTTCTTGTCCAGGTTGGCATAGAGAACCGAGAGTTCATTGTTCACACGGTCTCGCTCCTTCACGAACTCGGAATACGCCTTGGCATCCTTTGTCTTGAGATCGTTCATTGTGCTACCGACAAACATCACCGCCGAGAGAGTGCTCAACGTCACGGCATTCTGTGGATCTGCCTTGTATGCGCATTTGAACCCACCGTTCGCGTTGGTCCTCTCAAATCCGCGATTTGTCGGACACTGCATAACGCACGACAGGTTCCCCGAACTCTCAAACGGTGTTGGACATTTTGGAAACGACAAGACTGGCGCTGCCCCTGCCGGTCCCCCCGGAATACTTGATCCTATACCCATTACTCATCTCCTTAGAAAGAAACCGAAAGAGATCGCCATGGACAATAGCAGAAATGCGATTCCATGAGCGTATTGAGCGGGAAGAATCATATAGCCGACAAGTGCCGTTACGATGAGAGCAAGCGCGACCTGAATGAAAAGGAAATACGGTTCTTGTGCGTCAATGATCTTCCTTCGTTCAGTCTCTAGTTCTGAACTCGGTGCCGTAGGAGGCCGCATAGGCTTGAGACTGTCTGATACGTTCTTGACGGCCTTCGCATTCTCGGTGTACTGGTTGAAGTTTGCATACTCGCTCTGGATGCGAGAGTACTCCCTCTCGTTACCGAACTTCTGATCACGAAGCATACCCAGAGCCTTCTCCTCTGCTTCATCCGCCTTGATGAGACCCTTGACCTTTGCGATCTCTGTCGCAACGCGATCTGTCTCTGTCGCATAGGCAGCTGGTAGAGGTTCGCCTTGCCGGGGAGCAGGCACTGACTGGAGTGTTACGAACCGGTTGTTTCGTGCCACGTGAACACATCTTTCCGTGGGCGGAGTCCCGGCCTCTTGCGCATACTTAAACTCTGCCGGACACTGTGCATGACAGGACAACAATACTCCAGATTCAAATCCAGCCGGACACGAACTTACGTTACCCATTTCCCTTATCTACGGTTAGGAAGTAATCCGTTGAGGATTCCGTAGATGGGCGCAATCAGCCGAGCCTCAGTGGACAGAGCAGGCGACTTCCAGCCAAGGCGAGGAGCGGCACTTACACCGTCGTTGATGTATGGTGCGATCTGGGCTGCCAGCCGGACATACCGAGTGTGCTCGCCCGCAGAAGTTGTCAATTTTACGTGACGGGGTGTGCTGAGTTCTAAGTAGGATCCGACAGGCATTTTGTTTACTATCAAACAAGATAATGGCACAGGACTTTGATACTGTTCTTGGTTTGTTCAAGAAGAACATGGTGGAATACAAGGTCTCAGGGAACTCGGCATACAAGATTGCGGCCGAGAACGCACAGAAATGGTTGGATGATTATGTCGGCACGCTGGAAGCCGCCGCGATCAAGGACTCGCAATTCGTTGACAAATTTGTGAAGGATTATTCCAAGACAAATCCGGAACTGGCAAAGATGCAGGAGGAGATCCGAAAGGTTCGCAAGGAGGGCCCCAAGATGGAGGACAAGTTGGATACAGAACGGTTGGCGGACAAGGAAATACCGATTGACACATCGGGATATTATGTCAAGGCGGGTGTGATTGGGACAGCACTTGCGATCGCCGCGGTCGCCTCACTCTTTCCGTAAAACACTAGGTAGAGAATCAGAATCAACGAGAGGAGAAGAAACGCCGAAATATACCAGTAGAGCCAGCGATCTCCTTCAACACTCTCTTGCTGGCGAATCCGTCGTAGAGTTTCAAGCTTATCCGTGTTTGCGAGAAGACCGCTGTACTCGTATTGTATGCGACCGAGTCGCTGAACAAGCACATCACGCTCAAGTTTCAGGTTCGGTGAATCCTTCTTCAAAAAGGTCAACTTCTCAATCATAGCATTCAGCGTCTTTGCTAGGGCAGCATTGAGCTCCTTGATTTTTGGAATTTGGGATATGTCCCGCGAAGCCACTGCGCTCTCTACTAGCTTGTCATACTCGGAGCTCTGGCTCTGGTATTTTGCTTTGAGTTCATCCATTGTTCTCAGGCAATATTTACGTCTGGCACACACCAGCGATAGTAGAGCTGACGACCTGCGACATCACTGTGTCGTGTCACCTCAATCACATCCTTGGGACGACCGCCAATCCACTTGACCATCGCATCCTGTGAGTCAATCCACGGCAGCTGCTCCTCGGGCTTGGTGATGTTATATCGCTTGAGAACCGCCTGCTTCTCGTCCTCCTTGAGGATACGGTGGGGCATAGCCATGCGGTGCGTCGTAATGTCAAACTTCAACTGATGGATGTGGAAGAACTGAATGTTCTGCTCCTTGGTCATGTTCTTGATTGTCTTCAGCACATTGTCCGACGGCGGCATGAGGGCAACGATGATGAGACCGGTGCCATAGTCATTGTTGGATGCGAACTCCACAAAGTTCTTGATGTCGCGCTCCAGCAGTCCCTTGTCCTTTTGACTGAAGACCACGAGGATGCCGCCTACCGTATACAGATTGACCTTCTCAATCGCATCGGTAATCACACGCTCTGTCTTCATGTCAAGTCCTCGGCGACCAACCATGAGCCGAATAATCTCTAGTGCCTTGTCCTCCATTACTTGTTCTCTGAGTTAGACAGAAAGCTATACGTTTTTTCACGGACTCTAAACAATGAAGTACTGGCTTTTCCTCGCAGCCGCGATTCTTGTGATCGCGTTCGTTCTGTTACAATCTCGCGAGCGGTTCCAACCCGAGTTCCTTGATAAGGCCCAGGTGAGGCAGACGGTGTCCATGGAGGACTCATCGCATCGGCAGACGACCAACCACGTAGATCCCGCACCGTACTCACTTGGACCGGTGGTTGGGTTTGAGACCCCGTTCCAGGTGAACCAATATAGAGCGTTCGTGGTTTAAACTATAATGATCCATTCCCGCGTTGTAGATGTGGTAGGTGGGGCACCCGAGCCCTCGTACAAGAAAGGCAAGATACCCAAGGCACTACGCGAACAGGTTTGGTTGAAGAATATGGGACAGACATTTCAGGGCAAGTGTCGTGTGACATGGTGTCACAACAACATCAGCGTATTCGACTTCCAGTGTGGACACAACATTCCCGAGAGCAAAGGCGGACATACATCTCTGGACAATCTGGTTCCAATCTGCGGTCGGTGTAATATCAGTATGGGAAGCGGATACACCATCGATGAGTGGAATGTCAAGTTCGCACCGCGTCCTGTGGTGCAGGTTGTCGAAAAGGCGGGATGTTTGATGGGCGCGTTAGACAGGTTCCGCTATAAGCCGTCTCAGCGGTAGCATTTACATTGAATATGCCATATGATCCCAAATGAGTTACATCGCATCTCAGTGCGTTGCGATGAGCAAGCAGCCGACGGATATTGGGGAGCACCTGCCGACACTCGCAGGATATGCGGCTATGTGCACTCATATCACAGAGTGCGGTGTTCGCGGGGCAATCAGCTCCTATGCATTCGCAAGTGGTCTGGTGGGTCGTCCCGAGTGCAAGCTCGTACAGGTGGATCCGGAGCGCAGCCCAGGGCTTGACGAGTTCCATCGGAATTGCGAGCGAGAGGGTGTTCCGTTCGTATATTATGAAATGAGTGATCTCGAGTGCCCGATGGAGAAGACCGAGCTACTGTTTATCGACACATGGCATATCTATGGTCAGCTGAAACGCGAGCTCAATCGGTGGAACACGTACGCAACGAGGTATATTATCCTCCACGACACGGAGATCGACAAGTGGAGGGGCGAGACGATTCGTTGTGGATTTGATGCAGAGAGCCAGAGTCGCACCTACGGCATTCCCGTTGCGGAAATCAATCGGGGACTGTGGCCGGCTGTGCTGGAGTTTCTAGAGGAGCATCCGGAGTGGACGATCCGCGAGAAGTATACAAATTGCAACGGGCTTACGGTTCTTGCCCGCAACCACTAGTTACATTTACAACCACTAACCAATATGATTCTAAATGACGACAATTGTCACAATGTTCTTTGAGCTCAAAACAGGGCTCGTAGTTTCTATATGGAACATGCGAAGAAGGTTCTTTCTATTGAGGCTCCCATGGTTGTTTTCTGCGATGAGTCTACTCATGCAGATCTGGCTGCTTTGCGCGAAGACCGACCTACTACGTTTTTCGTGAAGCCTATCCACGAGTATGATTATTATTCGACGCTTTTGCCGATTATAGCTGCGAATCGTATCACGGCTCCTTCTTCCGATTCTCGCAACACACCCGAGTACTTTTTGCTCACCATGTTCAAATTCCATGCGCTTCAGATCGCGAGCCAGGCTGTGAGGTCAGACCATTACATGTGGTTGGACATTGGTGCCGCACATGTTGCGCGTTCTGTACCAGAATCCATCTATCCTATCCTTGCACGCCCACGTCCAGGAATCGCGTGCTGTTACATTCACTATCGTCCGCACGAGGAGCTCTATCCGATTCAGAACTATGTTACCGGAAAGTGTGGGATTGCCGCAACCGTCATTACAGTGCAGGCATCGCATGTATCACGTTTCTATACGTGTATGATGTCGATGATGTACGAACAACTCATGCTCGGCGTTGGTCACGCAGAAGAACAAGTGATGGTGTACGTATACGACCAGCACCCTGAGTGGTTTTCCCTCTACTTTGGAGATTACTACTCGGTTGCTACCAACTATCATAAGACGGTTGAAGACCACGCCTGTGTGCAGTACAACTTCATCCTAAACGCAGCGGCAAGTGGAAACCATGCGTTAGCAGAAGAGGCTCGCAACTCTATTGTATAGACAATGTCTACCGTATTTGTGACGCTGACTGATAAAGAATATTACTCAAGAGCTACCCGAACGATACAGGAACTCCGGACAAACGGTGGATGGTCTGGAGACATCGTTCTTATCGCAGTAGATTTCAATCCCGAGCCGTTGCCTGGAGTTGAAATATACAATGTTTCACACATACCAACAGATGCATTGATTGAGCAGCACAAGGCATTCCCTATCTACGTCGACGCAGAGAATGATCTACGTCATTTCAGGAAGCTCTATCAGTGGGATAAGTTGCAGGTGTTTCGGACGTATTTCCGTCGGTGGGAACGGGTTGTCTTTCTGGACGCTGGGCATCGAGTTTTCAACTCTGTAGCACCTCTCTTAGAACTAGATTGGAGGGGTAAGTTTCTCGCGCCAGACGACTCGGATCTACACGACAATGGCAAACGATTCAAGGGGCAAATGGACTTCAAGTCCAATCCAGCCGCTACGGAGCAGTTGTTCTCCGAGTATCCGCAATCAATTTTGGATGATCACTACTTTCTGAACTGTATGTTCATGTACGACACATCCTTACTGGACCAGACTTCCTTTGAAGAACTAGAATCCACAATGAACCGCTTTCCGATGGCCTATTCAAATGAAATGGCTATTATGAACTTGATCTTCACATTCAAACTGCGGGTATGGCAGCCGTTGCCCATGAAACTGGACACTGGATTATTCTTATTTGGATGGTGTGAGTACAACTACCCAGGCTCTCATTCAAAGCAGTTTCATTTCATTAAATACTCGGTAACGTGACCCCCTGCATGATGTAGAGTGACAACGGCTGCGGGATGTATACGCTGGTGATATTTTTCCTCGCCAGAACATCTCCGCAAAACACTGCGTCTTCTCGTCGTTCATACTCAGGCTCCTCGTGAAATCGCACGTGCTCAAGGATTGACCTGCGACACGTTACATGTGCATGATGAATGAGCGCAGTGTAGTTGGTAACGCATACGGCACAACCTGACGGTGCTCGTGCCAATATATTTCGAAGGTATGTTGAGGGCTCTTTGCCACACTTATCTGTTTCCGAGAAGGCGTGTAGAAGAATATCGACATCGCATGTCTTCACGCTCTCAATCCGGTTTGTATACATGATGTCGTCGCCGTCGAAGAAGGATATGAAATCGGTATTCAGATGAGATGCGGCCTCGTTGCGATTCTGGGCCGCGTTTCGTCTGTCGGATCGCGTGATGATCCGCAACGGAAATGTGTAGTTCCAATCCGAAGGTATATCGGTTGGCTCCGTCGAACTACATACAACCACTACGTCATCTGGCTTGGTGGTCTGTGCCTCAATCGAATCGAGGCATGCCTTTAGATTGGGAATGTGTGGTTTGTAACACGGAATCGCAACACCGATCGTCGGGTTTCTTTTGACAATCCGCTGGACCTCATCATCGATGTATTTCTTCTGGAACTCGGATGAAAGGACGGTCCTCGCTAACCGAAGCGCATTGTCTGCTATTTCTCGGGCCTCCACATCGTGAGCAACAAGCCATTCAATTTTTTCGTCCAAGTCGCTCAGATCGTATGAGACGGGCACATAATTCTTCATCGGCTCCAGATACTTTTGAAACCAATACCCGTTGCCCGGATGTGTTACCATAATTGGCACGGATCCGGAACCAAAGACCCACTGGTGAGACGACGCGATAACGTTTCCGTCCACAATCAAAATATACTTGTATGCGAAGTGTTGTTCTATGGCCACACGATGAGGTGCGAAGTATTCGTCCGGAACAGCAGCATCGGAAGCGGCAGAGACGCCACGTGTGAAGCGTACATCGCAGGATGAATTGGGTAGGAGTTTCTCAACGACCTTCCGGCGGATGGTCATCGAATCGCTGCCACTCGTCCCTCCCCTCCAGAACGCAACGGGGAGCCTCATCTCCCACGGAACTATCCTATAGGAAGGCATTGCACCAAGTAGACCATACCGAAAGCTGTCGTCATCAAGAGGAAGAAGAAGGATGTCGGGTGCGTTAAGGTCGCGCGTACAAAGAGCAGGTATAATCGCGTTGGGCGCAATAGCCTTCAGTTCGTCATATCTCGGCCCATCAAGTCCATCCGACTGAGCAAAGAGAATCTGTTTATACGCAGACTGTCTCTCCACAGACTCCTTCAAGTAGGACTCGATTGCACCCCCTTCGTAACACTTGCTGAGATCTCCGTACCAGTGAACGCCCGGGTTCTTCGGAATACGCATAACGGTATGCTGCACAGGGATCCGAACGATACTGTCGTCGTGATCCGCAGAGTACCATGTCGGATTCCATCCATTCGCCTCAAAGAACGCCCATATGTTTACTTCCCATGTCAATTTTGGAAGAGACGCATAGAATCGTTCGTAAAATTCGTAGAAGGTCTGAATGGATGCCGCGTCCCCGAGGAAGAACCCGCCACAGAAGCGCCAGTCAATAATGTCGAAACTGGTGTGGACAGCATCGGCACACCCGGGCACAAACATACACGAATTGGGAATGTCGTAGTGATCCATCAGGGAGAGATACTCGAGCGTGCGCGAGGGATTTTTGAAGACGTGGCAGATACCAGCATCAATCCACGCGTAATGCGAGGAGTTATGCTTGCCGGAATCAATCGCTCGCTTGACAAGTTCCACTTTGGAGTTCATGAGAATGAGGTAGTTGCGAGTATCCTTTGTAGTTGTCCGATGGTCCGGCACGTCCTGAGGAGCCTGGGCAAAGGCATTCAACGCCGCAAGCTCTATCGGCTCAACGATGCCGTTCTTCACATGGATCCTGTCTAGGTATATGGGGCTGACAAACACATGCAACCTGATATTTGCAGTTGTAAGTGTGTCAAGGAGTGAGAGATATCGTTCGATGGATTTCTCTGTTGATCTGTCCTCTTGTAGATCAACGAACGCAGATACAAATGTCACCGTCATGATCACGTATAGAATGTACCGTTTAAATCTAGATGTCCATGCTAATTACAGCTACCTTCTTCTCCTCTGGCTTCGTGCCATTCTTGCGATGTTCCAACACCTCATTCCAGAACGACCGCAGTCCCTCCAGATGGTTCGGCAACCAGTTCGGATCCTTCGGCACAAAGTCCTCCTTGATACCGTTGAGAATCCAGTAGATCACCTGCGTGTCATCTTCGTAGATCTCAACGTCGTAAACCACCTTGCCACTCTCGTAGACCGTAAAGGCTCCCTTGGGCTTGTCCGTCTTTGTCCACTCTGAGTAGTTGACCTGCTTGAAGCGGAACTCAACATATTCGCACTCATCAATCCCCGTACATTCCATTTGCATCTGCATTTGATGCACGTATCCAGGTGGGATCTCTGGCTTCTCAATCCTGCTGATCGGACACTTGAACTCCACAAGTCGGCCGTATCGCTTCGGGTCCTCGCATACAATCAGTCCGTCCGGTGATGCTCCTAGAAACTTGTGGATAGGATGCTGGACACACGACACGTCCGTAATAGTACACTTGGTCCGTTCCTCGTAGATCTTTTTGGCAACTGGCTCAAAGCGAGTGCCCCAGAGCAGCGCGGGTATCCCCGGACCTTCGCCGGGAGGACGGGGCTCCAACTTCCTCATCATAACCTCTCGCCTGGCAGAGTCGGATCCAAACACACCATAGACTTCAGAGGCGGTGACCATTTCACCTCGTTTCGCGTGCCATCCGTCTGTTCGCTGATCATTGGCACCGTACATTCGGAGGACTCGTTCATAGCACCGGTCCCGCTGCCACAGTCGTCCAAGTTCTCCGAGCATGAGTCGCCCGACGATTGGACAGACTGCTCGTCGGATGACTCCATAGGGCAGCTCGGGACTAAGGGCATGGCAATACAAGCAGAATTGCTTGATCCGTCTAGAGAGGTGAGTATAGGGCCGGTTGTCAAGCAACCACTCGGTGAGACGCTCTTCCATTGGTCTATTGTTGGCTCGCCATTTGAAAACCCGTTTTGAATAATAGGATTATACTCTGGAACTATGGTACCCTCCAGAAGCTTCTTCTCCGCCGGAAGTTTCTCAAACATGTCATTAATCATCTCCTTGAACTCCTCCTCATGGTTGTCTAACGCACTCAATTCGGCTCCTGTATCACTTGAATAGAATGCGCCAACTTCGCCAGTATACAGTTCTAATCCAACTTTGATTCGCTCGTCTTCCATCTGTTTGAGCCCTGCCGCAATGTGCGCCTTCATGGCTTCGTCAGTGAATATGATAGGTTCCATTTCCTAGTCTTATAAAACAACATCTAACCCATTTTCAATGAGCGAACGCAAACTTACCATGGAGATTCAAAGCAAAGAGCAGCTCGTGCTTCACAGACTCTCAACATTCTATGGCAATCAAACCACTTTGGAGAGGGTCAAGCAGATCATTACCGGAGAGTCTCGTGTCAGTCTACGTCTGATTGATTGGCTCGTGACCAACTATGCGAAGAAGCACAACATTTCGTATATGACCAAGTCAGGCCGTCACGTGATCGTGTACTTGGCCTACAAGTCACACCTCAAGGCGTATAGTAAAAAGATGTTTGATCCCTTCTGCCGATGGAAGCGGATCCAGTTCATGGAGATGAACACCACCGTTGGTCAGCTCAGTTTCTTTGAGTGGGCCATCCAGGATGATGTGCTGGATTACCTAGAGGCAAACTTTGACGATATCCAGAAGGACATGGACGAGTGTTCTACTGTGATCCAGACAGCCGATGGAACACGCAAGAAGCGCCACGAGCTCTCACGTTCTGCCACCAAGACGGTATGTCGCCATGATGTGCGCGTTTCGGTCTCATTCGCATAACCTCGTTGAACAACAATGCTATCAAAAATCAAGCCTGGGTTCGTGTACAAGGATGTTGGATCCGGTATCACGGAGAATGACCTAGATGCCATGGCGGACACCTGGGACATGGACGGACGCGAAGTATATCGGGGAACACGTGATCCACGATACACGCACGCAAATGTGCATTGGTTGTATGACGATAACCTGGAGAGGGTTGGATGTGTAGAGCACGATCTGAAGGACCATGCCAGATTTCATATTCTTTGGTTTCACGACACCGAGTTCGGAACCTTCCTCCAGGAGGACGGATGGGAGGAAACAAACGATCTGTGGTCCCACCTACCACGCCATGTGTTTGATCGGTTCATAAATGAGCAGTGGTCAACGCCTCACAAGGTCCTAGAGCAATGTCTGAACGGTCCTGTCCGTATTGTGACTCCTAGCATGCTGGCCGATATGCCTGTGGTTCATACATGTCAAGAGTGTGGTCGCAAGTCTCTGGAAGCCAAGCGAGGATGTGTGACGATCGCAACACCGCTTGACTTTCCGGTAAAGGAAAAAGTGTTTTTTGTTGACGATGATCTCGTCGTTTTTTCTTGTTCTACTTCGTCTCGTGTTTGGTCACTGCTTACGCCACAGCCACACGGCGGCGATTGGTCTTCGCAGGAACCGGCGCAGGCGTCGGCGCAGTCGGCGTCTCCACAAACGGAACAGACACCTCCTCCTCCTCGGGAGTCTCATCCTGCTGATCATAGTCCGTCACCTGCTGAGTCGCCGCAGGACCAGCCTTGAGCTCCTGCTCAATCTCGTCCTTGAAGACATCGGCTGCCGTCGTGCGTGTAGGAGGCGTGACGCGAGCATAGCTCACACGCCACGTAACACCCCAGCCCTGACCCGACACGTAGATGCCGGGACTGACCACGATGCTTGCCTCCACACGCTTCGGGAAGACGTTCGCGATGTTGTCCGTGTCCACTGCGACAGCCTTGCCA